GGGAGCGAGTTATGCCCGCAGGCCAGTACTGGTGCGCACCCGTCCCGCCGATGGCTTTCAGCGACGGCCCGGCGGCCACGGCGGCTTCGCTGACCGACGCGAGCCCGCTGCCGCTGCGCAACCTCGGCGCGGTATCCCCGGTCCCCGGGACTAACATCCGGATCAACGCCTTCGGCAACATCACGTCCACCTCAGCAACCCCGACCTGCACCCTCGGACTGTACCTGGGCACGCAGGGTTCCATCGGTTCGGCGGTGGTGCTGGCAATCTCGCCCGCGATGGCGGTCAGCGCCTCGGCTGTGTCATGGCCATGGATCGTGGACTGGGAAGGTGAAGTCCGGGGAATCGGCTCCACCGGTTCCGTAGTCGGGCAGGGGCAGGTCAGCTGGGGTGGTAACACCGGCCTGGCCGCCGACATGGCGAACTTCCCCATGCCTGTCACGGCAGCCGGCCGTGTCGTCGCGGTCAACTTCCTCAACCCGGTCCTGCTGATGCTCGGCGTCACCCTGTCCTCCACGACCGGTACCCCGTCCGTGACCTGCCAGCACATCTCGATGAACATAAGCGGATAGGAGGCGGTCATGTCCGGCATCACGATGACGCAGGTCGAGCTGCTGCATTCGTATTACGGTGCAGCCACCACGACCACACCTTCCGCGTCGGCGGTTTCGATCACGGCGGGCACACCAGAAATCGTTGTCCCGGCTGGGTACATGTCAGCGCTGGGCAAGCGTTCCAGCTCTCTCAAGCTCAAGCTGGGCGGTTTCGTCACAGCGACCGCCACCGTTCCTACGTTCTCCTTCGGGCTGGCGTTCACAGCGTTCGCCACCCCGCCGGCGTTCTCGGCCGCAGCACCGCTAGCCACCATCTCCAACACGGTCACCCCAACAGCGGGTACCGGGACCTGGAAGATGGAATGCGAGATCGGTCTTCGGTCGATCGGCCTGGGTAACGCGTCAACCGTAGTCACGCACGGCGCGATCGACTCGAACCAGTGGTCTACCAATCTCCAGCTCGCCCCCGCCGGGTCCGGCAACACGGTGACTAACTGGCAGTCCGACCAGGAATACTACCTATGGCCGTACCTGACCCTCGGAGCGGCCACGGCCGGCAACACGATCACCACCCAGTACGTGAAGCTGTACGGCGAGAACTGACAGCGGAGGGGAGCCGCCGCGCAGCCTGACTAGGAGGTGACCGGCCGTGGTGACACGGGTCAACTCCGCGAGCATCAGCGGCGGGGCCGCAGCGTCCTCCTGCACGGCGACGATCCCGGCCGGCACCGGCATCCAGGCGGGCGACGTCATCGTCGTCTGCGCCGGTTCGCAGACCGGCCACGTGACCAACGGCATCTCCGTCCAGGACGCGGTTAACGGCACGCCATACACGACGATCCTGGAGACCGAGCTGGGCTCGGCGTCGTCGCGGTGGATGCAGACCTTCATCTTCCAGACCCCGGTCGCCATCGCGGACGGCACGGTAGTTACCTGCACCGGGTACACGGGCGCGGCTAACACCGAGTTCTCCCTGGACGTGTTCCGGGGCCTGTCCGGGTCGGTCTCCCAGGCCGCTGTCGGGTCCTCGAATGCATCCGCCTCGACCAGCGCTTCCCCCGCCCTCGGGGCGGCCCCGGTATCCGGGGACCTGGTGCTCACCTTCTGCGAGACCGGGGCCGGGACGCTGACCCCCGGTTCCCCGTTCACAGCCGGCTCATCCGGGACCGCCGGGGCGTCGACCGCCATCGGTTTCGTCCTGTCGGCCAGCGGTGCCCTGACCTACGCCTCGACCTGGACGCTGGGCACGGCGGGCACCTCGGCGGCGCAGACGGTAGCCCTGGCCCAGGCCGCCGCTCTCACCCCGCAGCCCATGACCCAGCGCGGCGGGCCGTCCTACCAGCGCAGGTACCGCCGCAAGCAGCAGCCCTTGTCCGGCGGCGGGACACCCACGCAGTTCCCGGACCTGAGAACGTACAGCCCGGTGCTCCCGATGTCGGTCCCGATGGCATCGGTCAACCCGCTGCTGGGATTCTCCCCTCAACCGGCATGGCCCCCGCCGCCCACCTTGCCGGCGCAAGTCCCGACTGGGGTAAGCGTCACAGCTGGCATACCGGTTGCGACAGGCACAGCCCCGCAGCCGGGTGTAGCGGTCACGGTTTTCGCGGGGATACCCACCGCTACAGGGGCAGCACCGCAGCCTGTAGCTCAGCGCAGTGCTGCCGCATCCGTTCCTGTAGCTACAGGAACTGCGCCTGCACCGGTGGCCGCGCCTGGCGCTGTCGCCGGTGCGGCTGCTGCCACCGGTCAAGCCGCCGCTGTCGCTAACGTTCAGGTGCTGCCAGGCGAGCCGGTAGCTACTGGCGCGGTAACCGCACCTTCTATCACCAGCGGGCTGACTGTCAACGCTGGTATCCCGACAGCGACGGGCACCGCACCGCAGCCGGTCGTATCCGAGCAGGTCAACGCCGGTATCCCCGTTGGCGCAGGCGCAGCGCCACAGGCAGTCCCAGCGCCTTCGTTCATTCCTGGCATCCCTGCTGCCACTGGTTCCGCACCGGCACCTGCACGTGGCGTCGGCGCGCCTGCCGTGACTGCCACTGGCACGGCGTCTCAGCCAGTAGCCTCTGAAGCTCTCAGCTCACCAGCCGCTTCTGCTACCGGCACGTCCCCCGCGCCGCTGTCGAATGCCCAGCCGCAAGCCGGGGCACCCATGGCTACGGGCAACGTCGCCCAGCCGGTCATATCCGAGCAGGTACTAGCTGGCATCCCGGTTGCCACAGGCACGGCACCGGCACCGTCGCTGGCAACTGGCCTGATCATCAACGCGCCTGCTGTCACTGCGACAGGTACAGCACCGGCACCGGTCGCGCAGATATCAGCGGCACCCGCCGCTCCCACTGCTACAGGTGCTGTTTCTGCTCCGGTTGCTGCACGTTCGCTATCACTGGTCGCGCCAGTAGCTACGGGTGGTGCTGTAGCGGCTGCGAGCGTACAGGCTGTTGCGCAACCAGCATTCGCAACCGGTTCTGCGCCGCAGGCTACCGCTTCGATCTCGGTTTTCAGCGGCATCCCCGTCGCTGCGGGCACTGTGATAGCACCGTCGCTCACGACGGGACTTGTTATCACCGCACCGGCAGCGGTGGCTACGGGTGCGGTGCCGCAGCCCTCGGCTTCCGCTTCGGTTTTCCCGGTCGTTGCTGTCGTATCGGGTGTGGCACCAGCAACTTCGCGTGGCATCCTGGCTGTGCCTGCTTCGGCTACGGGCAGCTCACCGCAGCCGAAGAACGCCGCAGCGGTGACCGCGATGGTCCCGACCGCAGCGGGTCAAGTCGCCGCTGCTCAGGCATTCTCGGTCCTGCCGCATGTCACTGCGCGTTCTACGTCATCAGTGACCGTCAAGAACCCTGCCACTGCGGCTGTGACCGATACGGACAGCTCTGCGAATGGTGTCACCGGCCACGGTTCGGTGTCGCAGACGTCGACCATCAAGAGCGGTAGTTCATCGTCGGTGACACGGGCGCGTGATAGCGTTTCGTCAGTGAAATGAGGAGGGTTCGTGAGCAGCGACGTTTTCTTCGATAACGCCAACGAGTTCGCGACTCTCAACGTCACCTTCAAGGTCAGCGGTGTACCGACCGACCCGACCGCAGTCACGTGCCTGGTCACCGACCCAGCCGGTGGCCAGGTCACTCACAGCTTCGGCGGTGCGGCACCGGCTGACATCGTGAAGGTCAGCGCCGGTGTGTACAAGCTGGACGTTGCCTGCTCACCGTCGCTGACCGGCATCGAGGGGCTGTGGTCGTACGCGTGGATCGGCACCGGCGCCGCCGCTGACGTCCAGCCGGGGACCTGGCGTGTCCTGGCACTGGACCAGGCCAGGTGGTACGTGGGACCGGAGGAGCTGAAGGACCGCCTCGGGCAGAACGACACCACGACCGACTCGGTGATCGAATCGGTGTGCCTGGCCACGTCCCGGTGGATCGACCGGTACTGCGGCCGTCACTTCTTCCGCGTGACGGACGTGCGAACGTTCCAGCCGGATAGCTTGTGGCTGCTCACCACCGACGACATCGTGTCGGTGACGTCGCTGAAGGTTGACAACGACGGCGACGGGGTGTTCGAGCAGACCTGGACCCAGGGTGTCAACTACCAGCTGCGTATCGCCGATAACCAGTTCAACCAGCTTGCCACCGGTGAGGCCAAGCCGTACACGCAGGTCCAGGTGATCGGCGGGTCGAACTTCTTCCCGTTCATCTGGCCGTATGTCCACCTGGACCGGGTGCAGATCAGCGGCGTGTTCGGCTGGCCCCAGGTTCCTCCCGTGGTGTCGCAGGCGGCGCTGCTGATCGCCGCTGACTGGTTCAAGATGAAGGACGCACCGTGGGGAGTCGCTGGGGTGGCTGACATCGGCGTGATACGAGTACAGTCGAACCCGTGGATTCACGAGCAGCTACGCCCGTACTGCCGGCCGCGCGGCAAGGTGGGTGTGTGATGCGGAACGTGCTGACTACGCTGAACTGCCCGGCGGTCATACCGGTCAGCAACCTCAAAGGCGGCCGTAGTGGTGGCAGAGGCCGGTGAATGGCCAGGAAAGCGGCGCGGTGCCCGCTCCGCAAGGACGGGGTTCACCACTTCGTTTTCTACGGCAGAAAAGGCGAATGCCGGTGCGGGCACACGATCGTGAAGGTTTCCAGTGGCAGACCTGAACGCGATAGCAACCGCGCTCGCTAGCCGGATCGCCACCTCTACCGGGGTCACGAACGCGACCGGCTACGCGCCCGGTCAGGTCGTCCCGCCCGCCGTGGTCGTCATCCCTGACCGTCCCGCGATCCTGTACGGGCAGACGATGGACGGCGAGACCAATGTCAACCTGCTCGCGATCGTGCTACTTTCAGCAGCCAACGACACATCAGGTCAGAAAGACCTGAACAACTACGTGTCCTCGTCTGGTTCAAAATCGGTCAACGCTGCCGTCCAGGCGGACCCTTTCCTGGCTGGCACCGTGGAGTTCGCGATCGTCCTCCAGGTTTCCACGTACGGGATCATCGAATACGCCGGGCAGCAGTACATGGGCGCTTCGTTCCTCGTGCAGTGCGGTGCGCACCTGTGAGACAGCGTACATGGAAGCCGCTCATCCGTCAGCGCCTGTGGTTCCCGCGTAAGTTGAAGCTGTCCAGGCCCGGCGAGTGGTCGTTGGCTAGACGCAGAAGGAGACGACCGAAGACATGAGGATTCTGGTGGTCCACCCGGGACCCAATTTCTCCGTAGCGGACGTGCACAACGGCTGGGTGGAGGCGCTGCGTAATCTGGGCTGCGAGGTCGCGTCGTTCAACACCGATGACCGCATCCAGTTCTACGCCCACTCGCTGATCGACACCGGTGAGGTGGATGAGGAGGGTCACCCGCTGGTCCGCCGGGCGATGTCCAACGACGACGCGTTCCGCGCGGGCATGCAGGGCCTGTCCCACGCGTGTTTCACGATGTGGCCGGACGTGGTCCTGTTCGTGTCGGGGTTCTTCGTCACAGCGGGGATCCTCCAGCTGCTCCAGTCGCGGCGGATGAAAGTGGTGCTGCTCACCACCGAGTCGCCGTACCAGGAGAAGATGCAGCTGGAGCGGGCGCAGTGCAGCGACGTGACGCTGCTGAACGACCCGGTGAACATCGAGCAGTACCGGGCCCTGGGGGTGACCGCCGAGTACGCGCCGCACGCCTACCGCCCGCACATCCACTACCCGCGGGGGGACAAGCCGCTGAACCCCGAGCTGGCGACGGACCTGACGTTCATCGGGACGGGTTTCAAGTCGCGGGTGGAGTTCTTCGAACGGATGAACCTGACGGGCCTGGACGTGCTTCTGGGCGGCTGCTGGGTGGAGCTGGGCGAGGATTCACCGCTGAACAAGTTCATGGGGCACGGCCCCGAGGTGTGCGTGGACAACACCGAGACAGCCGAGCTGTACCGGCACGCCAAGGCGGGCATCAACTTCTACCGCCGCGAGTACGACGAAGCCGACGACACCCACGTCCAGCCCTACGCGATGGGGCCCCGCGAAGTGGAGATGGCCGCGTGCGGCCTGTTCTACCTCCGCGACCCCCGCCCCGAGGGGGATGAGCTGCTCCACATGCTTCCCACGTTTGCCGGTCCCGAAGACGCCGGTGAGCAGCTCCGCTGGTGGCTCGCCCACGACCGGGAGCGGGAAGCGGCGGGCGCAGCAGCCCGCGAGGCGGTGCAGAACCGCACATTCGACGAGAACGCTAGGCGACTGCTGAAGCTTCTTGACGCATAATTGAATAAGGAAACCGAGGCCGTAGCCACCCCCGGGTGCGGACGGAGCCGGCTCTGTCACAAGATCCGTCCGTAGCTTAAGGAGGCACGAGAGTGTCACGCATTCACGGCCGTAACGGAATTGCGTACGTTGCGGTCAACTCCGGGTCGGCCGCCTCGCCGATGGCGTTCCTGACCGACTGGTCCATCAACTTCGTCGTCAACAAGGTCGACGTGACCGCGATGGGTGACCCGAACCTGATCTGGGTCGCCGGTCTGCCTGACGCCTCCGGTGACTTCTCGGGGTTCTACGACACCGCGACCGCGCAGACCTACGTCGCCGCTACCGACGGACTGCCGCGCAACATGTACCTGTACCCGTCTACGCTGGGTTCCCAGGGCACCAACCCTGGCCAGTACTTCTTCGGGACGATCCTTCCCGACTACAGTGTCACCGGTGGTGTCGCAGCCGCCGTTTCGCTGAAGTCGACCTGGAACGCCGCGTCGCCCATCGTGCGGTACCCGACTGTGGGTATCCCCGGTACCTGATCGTGGTGCTGGAAGCTGTGGTGGGCCTGGAAACGGCGGGGGTGCCGTAGAGACACGGCCCATCACAGCAACCAGCAACGTGAGGAGTGCAGGTGGAAGAAGAAGCACGCGCCGATGTCGAGGTGTCGGCGATCCAGCTTCAGACCGCCACGGACCGCGAGCTGTCCGGGGAGGTCATCAACCACGACCGGGTGATCACCCTGGCCGGTCAGGACTTCCGGGTCGCGGAGAAAGTCGGGCTCATGCCGCTGCTGAAGTTCAGCCACGCGGCGAACCTGCGCGCGGACGACTCCCGTGCCTATGTGGCCATGTACGAGATCCTGCGGGATGTCATCATGGAAGCCGAGGACCCGTGCGGGGAATGCCCGGGGTGCAAGGCGGCGGGTGTCACGGCGACCGCGCGGGACTGCAAGTTCGCAGACGAGGGTGACTGGGATCGGTTCCAGGAGCACGCCGTGGCGTGCAAGGCCGAGGCGGACGAGCTGTTCGACGTGGTGGAGCAGGCGATCAAGCTGATATCAGCGCGCCCTACCGAGTCGCGGTCCAGCTCTACGCAGGGATCGCGGAACGGTTCGCGGAGGTCGACGGCCGCCATCTCCGGCAAACGGGCCGGGGGATCGAAAGCCTCACCCCGCGGCAGGCGTGCAACCTAGCCGTCACGTTCCTGACGGACGGGATGGACGAGGAGCAGCGGGAGCTGTTCATGGAGGAGCTGTACGAGAAGCAGGACTCGGGCGACGACGCCAAGGAGATGCTGCGGAAGCACCTGGAAGCCCAGGGTGTCGAGTGGGACGGTGAGATCTGATGTCTTTCAGGCTGGTCCGGGTACGGTTCAACGAGACTGAGGTGCGCGCTTTCCTGAACGACCCGCAAGGCCCGGTCGCTCACCTGATGCGGGAGCTGGCCGACAAGGCGGCCGCGTTCGCGCGGGGCAAGGTCCGCAAGCGGGCCACCGGCTCACCGGGTAAGAGCGGGCGGCCTGGCACGTCGGCCCCGCCGGGAAGTACGGCGGCGTCGATCTTCCCGACAGTGCACGCGTCGGGGACGCGCGTCCCGTGGTCTGAGGTTTCCGCTGACATGGTGGGCTTGTTCCTTGAGAAGGGCACCAAACCCCACCAGATCGACTCGTACGGCCCGTGGTCGCTGAGCAACTACGCGACCGGGTACTTCGGCTACCACGTGAACCACCCCGGTGCGCGGCCTTACCCGTTCCTGACGACCGCGCTGTGGTCGCTCCAGGGGCAGGTCTGAACGGGCAGGCAATTTTGGTTTCCGGTAGCGCCGCCTGCCAGGGCCCTGTGGGGTGCACCGGCAGTAATCATATACACGAAGCAGGGGTGAGGTAGTGGCGCGTCGGCTAGGTGAGGCATTCGTCTCCATCGAAGCCGACGCGTCTCTTTTTCGTTCCTCGGCGATAGCGGGCATGAAGCGGGCCCTGGCCGGGGTCACGGGCAATATCAAGATCAAGCCCGAGATGGACGCCCGTGATTTCGACCGGGCTCTCGCTTCGCTGAAGCTGCGGATGGACGCCCTGTCTCACACCCTGGCGAACATGCGGGCAGGCGTCGACACTAAGGCCGCTGCGGCTAACGTTGTCAAACTCCAGGCTCAGCTGCACGGTCTGGCGAAGACTGTCTCTAACATCAAGTTCGGCGCGGACACCACCAAGCTGGACGCGGCGATAGCGAAGGAGGAATCCAAGCTCGTCCAGTTGCAGCGGCAGGCGTCTGATCTCCAGCTCGACGCGGACTCCGCGAAGGCGGCGCAGAAGATCACCGACCTGGAAGCCGAAGCATTCCACCTGAACAAGCGGCTGAACAGCCTGCGCGCCGATGTGGACATCAACAAGGCGCTGAACCGGCTGTACGCGATCGAAGCTGAGCTGAAGGTCCTCAACGATGACGCCCGCGGCATCGAGTTCATCGCCCGCACCAACGAGATCAACGCGCAGATCGAAGCGGTCCGCGCGCACATAGCGTCGCTGAACACCGAGAAGATAGAACTGACCGCCAGCGCCGACGTCAAGGGCCTGCTCGGCGCGGAAGCAGCCATGCTGGGGCTGGAAGCCGCGACCGAGAAGATGGGCGGCACGACCAAGAGCGCGACAGCCGCAGCAGCCGGGTTCAAGGGTATCTGGACCGGCGGCTGGATCAACGGGGCGATCCTGGGTATCGGCATCTGGCACATCGCCCTCGACGGCCTGCTAGAAGCCATCATCATCGTCACCGCGTCGGTCGCCGCGCTGGCAGCGGGTGCCACCGCGATGGCTGAGTCCGCGAAGAACGTGGCCACGCAGATGAAGTCCGTGCAGACGGCTTCTTCTGCTCTCGGGGTTGATATCAAGCCGCTGACCGGCAAACTCGACGACCTGATGAAGTCGATGGCACCGCGGACGATCGAGGCGTTCGGTGGCGGCCTCCAGCTGATCCAGTCGCAGTCCGGCAACCTGCTGAAGCGGATGGAACCGGTTGTCAACCTGTTCGACACGTGGATAGCTAAGATCGACATCTGGTCTTCGCACCAGCGTGACTTCGGGGCGATCATTAACTCGGGCCGCGAGTTCCTGGAGCAGCTCGGCAAGGCCGAGTTAATGA